TATTAGATTCTCAACAAGCTGTTGAATTAAATGCGCCCGTTATATCTATAGGCGTTAAAAAAGAAAAAGAACCAGGATTACATAGTACTGCGGTAGAAAATTTATTTAATCTATTTTTACAAGTAATGTCAACGTCTTTGCGTGATAGTAACGGAGCTCCAATAATTATTTCAGATGCTACATTTTTTAGCAAGTATCAAACGGAACTAAATAAATTAAAAAATAATAACATTCAACAGGATACGTATTAACAATGGCATCATTATTTCCATACAATCAAATTTCGCAAATACCGGCACGTATACTAGATTCCGTTCAACCATTAATAAATGAAAAAACTGAAGAATTAAACAAACTAACAACGGATTTGCAAAATTCATTGTTATCTATATCCCCAAATGCTAATTGTGATGATGGTGATATCTTACAATTAAAAAATGCGTTACGAAATTTAGAAACCGTTATTAATCAAATTCAATCAATATTTCAATTCGTACCTATCATAAGCGGCGCGTTCAGATTTTTAATTAATTTTGCAACTACCTCAGCTAATGCACAACTTTTAATACCAATGATACCAGGAGTGCCAAATGGACCATTAGTACAATTTTTAAACACATTTTTAGATATAATAACGATATCGAGTGCATGTATAAATGTATTAACTAGTAGCATTGAAATAGTAGTTGGATTTATAGAAAAAACATTAGATGTAATAGCACAAACAGATTACGTAATTTCAAATACTTGCGGTAATGGAATAGCAACTAGTTCTCCAGATATCACACTTTTATCAGAAAACATTACATTGGTAAGATTAGAACAAGTATATCCGAGCGATTTTTATAAAAAAGTTAATGTATCTGATGAAGATTTGCAACAAAGATTTGACGTTATACAAGATTTAATCGTTAATCAAATTGATGTTGTTGCCAATTTAAATGAAGCCCCATCTAGAGTTTTATATGGATCGGGTATTCCTACGACTGATATCGGTCAAATCGGAGATTATTACATAGATACTACGGATCAAACCGTATATGGCCCTAAGGCAGATTCTTCTAGTTGGTTATAAACCATATTTTACGCAATTTGATATTTATAATAAATAATATACATATGGATTCAAAAACATTGATAAAAGCACTAAAAACAGCAGTGCGTGAAGTTATTAAAGAAGAATTAACTGAAATTCTTCGAGAAGGGTTACAATCTACAATTACGGAAATGAAACAACCAAAACGTTCGACAACCGAAACGGTACGAGTTGCTCCAAGAATGGTTTCTGAATCTGGAAGAAAATCTAATGTACAATTTACGGAAAATAAATGGGCATCAGTATTAAATGAAACAGATCCATTAACGGAACAAGGACCTATGGCCATGAATAGCTTTAAAGAGTTAATGGCAGTAGGTATGGATGAAATTCGCATGACATCGAAAGATGCTATGAATTTCGGAGCAATGCGACAAAACATGAAAGAAGCAATGGGCGTGACCCCATCGGCGCCAAAAGTAATGGAAGATCCAGAAACTGGAAAGGTATATGAAGTTGACCCAGTCGTACAACAAGCTATGACGCGAGATTATTCTGCGTTAATGAAAGCAATAAATAAAAAGAAAACTAATTAATGGCATTTGTTTATGAAAATATAGCTCAAGCTGTTGATTCTGTCAACGAAATTGTATTAGGAGTAAAATTCACTAATGCAGAATCTATTTTCAAACCTATATATTCGGTACGAGAACAAGCCAAAGAAAATTTAAAAACATTGTTGTTTACTAGAATTGGCGAACGATATATGCAACCATCATATGGTACTAGCTTGTTAAATTTGTTGTTCGAACCAAATACCATACAAATTAAAGAAGATGTTTCGGAACTACTAGTAGATCCAATTAACACGTGGTTGCCATACATTTCTATAGAAAATATCAATGTAGTAACCGCAGAAGAAGATCCAACACTTCCGCATCTTCTTTCAATTACGATAACATATAATATTGAAAATTTTAGTACTGACAGTATAGTTGTATATGCAAATAACGACAATACAATATCGATAGTGTAAGCATGGAAACAAAAAAAGATGTATCATATTTAGGCAAAGATTTCGGACAATTCCGAAAAAATCTAATTGAATTTACTAAACAGTATTTTCCAAACTCTTACACAGATTTTAATGAATCTTCGCCTGGTATGTTGTTTATAGAATTGGCATCATATGTTGGCGACGTGCTTTCATTTTATGCTGATACTAATTTGCGAGAATCGTTATTAGAACGTGCTACGGAACGAGGAAATGTTTTTGATTTAGCACGTGCATTAGGATATAAACCAAACAATTCCGTAGCAGCACAAACAAGTTTAGATGTATTTCAATTAGTACCTGCAATTGGATCTGGCGCATCTGTAGCACCTGATTTTAACTATGCACTTTCTATAAAATCTGGAATGCAAATAAAACAACAAACCGGAGCGGCTGTATTTAGAACGTTAGAAGATGTGGATTTTGGATTTTCATCATCATTTAATCCTACGGAAGTTACTATATATGAAACTAATACTGCAACCAATCAACCTACATACTATTTACTTAAAAAATCAGCAAAAGCTGTTTCCGGACAAGTAAAAACTGCTACGTTTACATTTGGTTCTGCCGTAGCATATGATAAAATATTGTTACCAGATACCAACATTATAGAAATTATTTCTGTTACGGAAGCAGATGGAGATAATTGGTATCAAGTTCCATATTTAGCACAAGATACTATTTTCGAAGACGTTCCAAATCTTTTAGAAAATGATCCAGATTTAGTTGGATATCGAGATTCAGCACCGACACTTCTTAAAATGAGAAAAACTTCAAAACGTTTTGTTACTAGATTAAGAAGTGACAATCGTTTAGAATTGCAATTTGGTGCGGGGATATCTGACAATAATGATGAAGAAATAATTCCTAATCCAGATAATGTTGGTAACGGGTTAGCTGGTTTTAGAAGATCCGTAGACATTGATATTGATCCTTCAAATTTTTTATATACAAGAGCATATGGACAAGCACCTGCAAATACAACATTAACAGTTACATATACTGTTGGTAACGGAATACAAGATAATGTTCCTGCAGCTACTTTAAAAACTATTAGTTTTATCGATTATAATGAAAACGTTAATTCAGCAAATAATGCAGGACTAGTAAATTTTGTTAAAACATCAGTAGCCGTTACTAATCCAGATCCAGCAGCCGGCGGGAAAACTGCGGATACGTTGATTGATATTAAAAACAACGCATTGGCAAATTTTGCAACACAAAATCGTTTAGTAACAAGAGAAGATTACATTATACGTGCATATTCGATGCCATCAAAATACGGAAGCATAGCTAAAGCATATATCGTACCTGATGATCAAATTACTCAACAAGAATTAGTACAATCTCGAGTGCCAAATCCATTAGCATTAAACATGTATATTTTAGGATATGATCAAAACAAACAATTAATTGCATTGAATGATGCGGTTAAAGAAAATTTAAAAACGTATTTAGATTATTATAGAATTTTAACAGATGCAATAAATATTAAAGATGCATTTATAATTAATATTGGAATCAATTTTGAAATTTCAGTATTACCAAATTTTAATAGCAATGTAGTTAAACTTCGTTGTATCGATGAACTTAAAAAATTATTTAATGTGGATCGTTGGCAAATAAACCAACCTATTATAAAATCTGATGCTTTAACTACATTAGCTAATGTTCCTGGAGTACAGTCCGTAATCGGAGTTGAATTTAAAAATTTATATAAAACTAGTGACGGTTATTCTGGAAATGTTTATGATTTAAATACAGCTACGAGAAATGGAGTAATTTATCCGTCTCTAGACCCTAGTATTTTTGAAGTTAGATTTCCAAATCAAGATATACGCGGTAAAGTAACTGCTTTTTAAAGGATATAATAAATGTTTAGAATATTTTACGCACAACAAGATGCTACTTTATATGAATCAGCTCCTAACTATAATACGGGAATTGATGAAATATTAGAAATTGGTAAACGATTAGATACTGATGGCGAAAATCTATTAAAATCTAGATCTGTCGTAAAATTTGATATGGCAGAAATTTCTGCATCATTATCTAAATATGGAAAAACGGTTAATAATTGTAAATTTGTTTTACAATTGTTTACGTCACATGCAAAAAATTTACCATCAGAATATTCTATATATGCAAAACTAGTTGGCCAAAATTGGATAAATGGTACTGGTTTTCAATCAGGAGCAACGACGGATGGTGTAAGTTGGAATTATCCAATATCTGCTAGTTCTTGGTATTCTAGTAGTCAAAACATACAAATTGGTTCTAGCACATTGTATGTGTCGGGATCTGGTGCTGGGGGTTCGTGGATGTTTCAATCTGCGTCTGGAGGGTCTACTGCAGGATTAATTACTTCTGAATCTTTTTCTTATCGACCATCTGATATTAATATGGATGTTACAAATGCTGTAAAAGTATGGTTAAGTGGCAGTGGTGGCGCAACTATACCTAATTACGGATTTTTATTGCAATATTCGGATCCGGATGAAGCGGATAGTGCTGTAAAAGGATATATACGT